AAGACCCTCTCACACACTTCTTAAAAGAAGCAGGTGTACCGACAGAAGACTGTGCGATGAAACCAGACTCAACCGCTGTGTTTTCCTTTCCAATAAAATCTCCAGACGGTTGTAAAGTTAGAGAAGACTTAACAGCGGTTGACCATTTAGAGTTATGGATGATGTACCAGAAGCATTGGTGTGAACATAAGCCGTCGGTAACTATTTCTGTAAAAGAAGACGAATGGCTAGACGTAGGTGCTTGGGTATGGAATAACTTCAACGATATATCGGGTATATCTTTCTTACCTTGGGATGGTGGAACTTACAAGCAAGCCCCATACGAAGAGTGTACTGAACAAGAATACAATGAAATGTTAGCCAAGATGCCTACAACAATTGAGTGGAGTAAGCTAGTAGAAGAAGACGACAATGTTAAAGGTGTACAAGAGTTAGCATGTACTGCAGGAGGTTGTGAAATATGAAAATTGAATCACCTTGTATTGGCGTTTGTGAACTAAAAGATGACGTCTGTATTGGTTGTAATAGAACAATTGAAGAAATAACTAATTGGGTGCCTATAAGTCAGGAAAAAAAGGAGTTAAAAAATGCCTTACATAAATAAACAAAGACCTTATAAAAAAGAATATCAACAGCAGAAAAAAAGAAACGAGCAAGAAAGACGTAATACTCGTGAGCGTGCTCGATACGCTATGGACAAAACAGGTGTAGATAAAAACAAAAATGGTAAAGCCGACAAAAGAGAAGGTAAAGATATTGACCACAAAAAAGCTCTCTCTAAGGGAGGGACTAACAGTAAGAAAAACCTTAGAGTTGTTAAAGCTAGTACAAACAGGTCTTTTAAACGTAACTCTGATAGATCAGTAAAGAAGAACGCTTAATGCAAGTAGTAAACAATAAAGCGTTGTTGGTAAATACTAAATATCCTGAGCGTATAACTAACGCAATTACAAAAAGTAAAGTAGTTAAAAAGGACAATGAGTTTAGTAAGGTGTTAGTTCATTGGGATTTTGAAGAAGCTAAAACTTTAAAAGAGCTTAGATTTAAAAACGTCCCATCTCCAATGGAAAGAGATTATGAATGGGGTGGACCGTTTAAGCCTATGGAGCATCAAAAAGTTACAGCTTCTTTTTTATCTATTACTAAACGTGGTTTTTGTTTTAATGAACAAGGCACGGGTAAAACAGCTTCCTCAATATGGGCATCAGATTATTTAATGAAGCTAGGTAAGATTAAAAGGGTTTTGGTTGTATGCCCGTTGTCCATTATACATTCTGCATGGCAAGCGGATTTATTTAAGTTTGCGCTGCACAGAACAGTTAACATAGCATACGGTACACGAGAAAAACGTAAAGACATAATTAACTCAGATGCCGAATACGTGATTATCAACTATGACGGTATAGAGATTGTAGAAGAAGACATCAAGAAAGCAGGGTTTGACTTAATTATTATTGACGAGGCAAATGCTTATAAGTCTATATCTACAAAAAGATGGAAGTCTATGCAAAGGCTTATAAGTTCTAATACATGGCTGTGGTTAATGACTGGAACTCCTGCTGCACAATCTCCAGTTGATGCGTTCGGTCTTGGTAAACTTTGCGTTCCTGATAGATGCCCTAGATTTTTTGGTAGGTTTAGAGATATGGTTATGTACAGCGTGGGCAGATTTAAATGGGTACCTAAAGATGATGCAGAGAGTATTGTATTTAATATGCTACAACCTGCTGTTAGGTTTACAAAAGCAGAGTGCCTGGATTTACCTCCTGTAACACACGTTAACAGAGAAGCACCTTTGACTACACAACAAGATAAATATTATAAAACATTAAAAAAAGATATGTACATGACTGCTGCCGGAGAAGAAATAAGTTCTGTAAACGCGGCTGTTAATTTAAACAAACTATTACAAATATCAGGGGGTGCAGTTTACACCGACACTAAAGAGGTAATAGAGTTTGACGTGTCAAACAGACTAAATGTTGTGCGTGAGGTAATTGAAGAAGCTAGTAACAAAGTTCTGGTGTTTGTGCCTTTTAAACATACTATACAACTGCTTAGTGAATTTTTAGACAAACACAAAATTACAAGTGAAATAATAAACGGTTCGGTTCCTGTAACTAAAAGATCACAAATATTTAAATCATTTCAAGAAACCAAGCACCCTAATGTATTAATAATACAACCACAGGCGGCATCGCATGGAGTAACTTTAACTGCTGCAGATACGATTATATGGTATGCACCTGTGACATCTTTGGAAACCTATTTACAGGCCAACGCTAGAATAGACAGGCCCGGACAAGATAGCCCTATGACTATATTTCACATATCAGGTAGTCCAGTAGAAAGAAGATTGTACCAAATGCTACAAAGCAAACTAAAAAACCATACAAAATTAGTAGATCTTTATAAAAAAGAGTTGGAAACTTAACTATAAAATGTTAAGATAAAAGTGTCTTATATTGTTTAACGAAGAAGAACAATTTGAAAGGAAGTAAATTATGTCAAGTTTTAACGCAAACGAATTAGTAAAAGTGCTCTTAAAAATAAGAGACGCGAAAGATAAAATTCGCAAAGAATCAGACCAACAAATCGCTAAACTAGATGAGCAGTTGGATATTGTTAATCAACAGCTACAAAACATTTTAAAAGAAACAGGCGCAACTAGTATTAAAACTCCGCATGGCACGGCTTATCAAACAGTAAAGTCTAGATATTGGACAGACAATTGGGAAGCTATGTACAGATTTATTCAAGAGCATGATGCTTTTGATCTTTTAGAACGGAGAATACACCAATCAAACATCAAACTATTTTTAGAAGAAAACCCTGACGTACTACCAGAAGGGTTAAATGC